TTAAATTTCATTAATCTTGTCCATTAACTCATTTACTTTATAAGATTCTTTTTGCTCCATTTCATCGATTACATGCGAGTAAGTTTCTAACGTTGTTACTATAGTGTTATGCCCCAATCTTTTAGATAGATATTTTATATTACAATCATTATATAAAAGAAGCGTAGCATGCGTGTGGCGTAATCCATGAACACTAATAGCAATATTGATACCTAATTTTGTACAGTAGCGCCTTAATGACTTATTTATAGCATTGTTAGAAGGTGGAATATTGTTAGTATTAATAAAAACCAATTTGTTTTTATTAAATGATGAGTCCTTTAATTTCTCTGCTGATTGATAAACCTTAATTTTATTTAACATAGACAGTGTACTATCATCAATAGTGATAATTCTATTTGAAGAGTAGTTTTTTGTGTTACTAAAGGTATTTGTGTCTTTATAGTCCCAAGTTTTATTTATCTTAATTGTTTTTTGCACAAAGTCAATACAATCCCATGTCAAGCCAATTATTTCAGAAAACCTTGCCCCAGAGGCTATAGCAAATAAAATAACTGATATTGAAGAATGGATAGGGTTGAAATGATTATTCAATTCTTTTACTAATTTTTTGACTTGTTCTTCAGATAGAGCTTTTAAATCTTTATAAGTGGTTTCATCGTCCGGAATAATAACACGGGCTGTCGGATCTCGTAAAATTACACCTTCGTAAACCATTTCTCGAATAAATGATCTAACATAGACGTGACGTTTTCTTGTAGTTTCCTTCGCATGCGTTTTCGCAAATTCATTAATAGCTTTTTGATATGTTGTTCTATTAACATCATTTATTTTTAATCCAACAAAATATTTTTCACAGAATTTTATTGCATAATCATAATGTTTATCATTTTCTATTGATTTTTTTTGCTTTCTAAAAGTTGTATACCATTCTTTAAAAGCCTCAACAAAATTTGCTTCACCTGCGTTTATGTCTACTCCTCGATGTAATTTCTCTTCCATTTCAGAAGCTGCTAATAAAGCTTGTTTTTTTGTAGGAAATCCACTTTTGCTCTTTACTTTATACTTTCCAGCTTCTTTATATGAAACTCGATATTTCCAACCTGTTTCAGTTTTTACAATATTGGCCATGCCAGTACCTCCTCTCGCACATATGTTCTTTTTTTGATAAAAAGAAAAGCCCGGGGGCTCTCTTTAGTTAACTTCAATTCCTATATTATCATTTAGCTCATTAATAATTTTTTCACTACTTTTTTTATCCGTTGTTATTTTATTAGCTTCAATATCATTTAATGCTTTAAAATTTTGATTTATTAGCACCATTTCAGTATCAGTAATTTCACGAGAATATTTGATTGCATTTTTTGGAATGCCTATTATAGACACATTTTCATACAGCAATACGCTTTGCACATTTTCTTTTTTCTCTTTTTGGTTTAAATCTTTGTTAATAGTCGTTTTTAACTTATTTCCATTTTCAACAATATCATTTATTACTTCATTTCCATCTTTGGCAGGATTAAATGTTGTAATCGTTGTGTACAGACTTCGCGCTTCTTCTTCGTATTCTTGTATATTGTTGAAATCATTTTTATTAATGGTAACTCCTGCATAGCTATATTCTTTTCCATCTTTAGTTTGACCGCATGAAACTAACCCGAATGATACAGTCAATAAGGTTAAGCAAAAGAGTATTTTTTTCATATTCATCTCTCCCTATATTTTTATATTTAGCACCCATAATCATAAGGATAAAAAGAGTTATCCTCCTGGAAAACTTGAATGGTAGGGCCAAAATGTATAATATAATTACCATTATTATACATTAGTCCATATTTTTCTCTATAATTCTCAACTACTTCAATCAAAAATTTTTCAGTAACATTTAAAAAAGTAGCAGCTTCATAATATGTTCTGTAGCCAAGATCGTAGCATAAAGCAAGTGTTTGTAAATTTACTAAGTATTCATGAGATTTACGACGAGCGAATTTTTCTTGTTTAATATTATCGATGTTATTAAAATTTGTTATATCCCCAACGGTGTATTTCCAATGCATTGCCTCTTCTATAATAGTACATCTAAGCTCACTTTCTGTTAACGATGGATGCAAATGGACAACTTTATTTTGTATAAAGCCAAATAATTTCGTCGGCAAGCTGTTATCAATAATGAAATTCAATTCCGGAAATTCTTGTTTTAGTTCAGAACTTGTTTTATTCATCTATGAACCTCCTAAAAAAATTGTATTTAGGCTATTCCTCTTTTTGCGAACGTATAAACTTGAGGTATTTTTCTATTTCTATTCTTTCATCTTCTGTTAAGTCATCATCAATATGAGCTGCAAGTAAGTCGCTGTTGTCAAATTCTTCTCTTCCTAATAAGTAATCTGCAGAAACATCGAAATAGTTAGCAATTGCTTCTAGCTCGTGAGCTCTAATATCTCTTTCGCCAGATTCTATTCTGTTCATTACGCTTTTATTAATCCCGATACGATTAGCCAATTCGCGTTGAGAGATATTTCTCTTTTCCCTAAGATTGATAATCATTTCATTGACTTTCATATTTACCACCTTTTACTTTTAATAATATTAAGATAACACATTGCTAAAACAGAAATGCGAAAATTGCTAAAACAGAACTTGACATTTCCGTTTTAGCAACGTATACTAAGATTATAAAGATTGCTGAAACAGAAACGGAGGTGGTTTTATGCAAGTTGAAATTGATTTAAAATACATCAGAGAAAAAAGAGAATCTCTTGGGTTTTCTCAAAAAGATATGGCTATAAAGTTAGGATTTAAGAATGCATCCACATATTTAAAATATGAAACAGGAGAGTATAAAATTAAAGCAGAAATGTTGCCTCTTTTGGCAAAGATACTAAAATGCAATATATCGAATTTTTTTACCAAAAACGTTGCTAAAACAGAAACGGGAGATTTTGCGAAAATAGGAGGCTAGAAAATGAGTAACGAAGAGTTAACTTTGTCAATCAAAACTAGTCAAAGAGAAGATGGGTCTGCATATAATGCCATTCAACTTGGTGACTGGAAAGTAGGGCGATTTGTAACGGGTATTCATTTAGAAATACTGGGTGGTGAACGACCAAAGTTAATTATTGAATGCTATCCAGAAAGAATAGACGTGGATGGTTTAGAAGTAGAGGCTTTTTTAAAACAAATAGAGGAGGGAGAAAAATGAATAACATCAAACAAGCAATTATTAAACTAGAAACAATTTTAGAAAATGGTAATGCAATAGAGAGCGGCTCATTCGTTAAATACAGCGTTATAAAAAATATTTTAAATTTACTTGAAAAAGATCAAGAGCTAAAAATTATCGAAATGGAAGTAGAGCTGAATGGAGTAGAGGATTCCATAGAAAACGCCGCTTTGTTAGAAAAGAGATTAAGTGAAGCCAAATCTTTGGTGGAAGACTTGGCTAGCACTATAAACTCGTTAGAAATTAAGGTGAATTCTAAGGAAGAAATAAGAGAGGCAGAAAAGAGTATAAAATTAAGACATTTTGCTACTCCAAGTACTGATTTTTAATATCTTCAATTGTTTCATGAGTTTCTTTTAGATATTCATCTAAATCTGCTACTTCAGTTTTAATCTTAATACCTTCTTCATATGACGTTAAATATCCAGCAAAGATATCTGTTTCGTCTTCGTTTATAAGTTCTTTCTTTTTTAGTAAGTCAATCAAGGAATTAAATCTTTTCTCTAAATCGACTAAAACTTTAGAAGTATTGTAATACTCTACTTCGTTTCTTGTTACGGATGAATAAGTATAGGTGTTTTCATCAATTACAAAAGGTTTAGTTGTTAAGAATAATTGAATTTTTCCTTTGGAATCAAATACAAATCTGCCAAATCTACCATAGTATTTTTTATTATCAAACATAAAATCGAAAGATTCTTCATCGGTTAAATGAGATTTATATAATTCGATAAATGAGTTTAGTTCTGAATTGTTTAATGTAGATTCCACACATATTAAGTCATTCAGAATATGATAATTTGATGCATTTAAAGAAAAATCAAATTCATTAATTATTAATTTAGTCATTTTACCCACCTCCCTTCACAAAAACTATAGCACTGTGAAAGGGCGAACAGAAAGGAGAACAAAATGTCAAATTTACAAATATTCAACTTCGAAGGAAATGAAGTAAGAACAGTATTTATTGAAAACGAGCCTCATTTTATCGGCAAAGACGTGGCAAAAGTATTGGGATATTCAAATAGCCGCGATGCATTAAAACGTCATGTTTTCCTTAAAAACAAGGGGGTCGTGAAACACGACTCCCTTGGAGGAAGCCAGAATTTAACCGCTATAAATGAAGCGGGTCTATATCAGTTGATTTTTAAATCTAAACTAGAGTCTGCTGAAAGATTTCAAGATTGGGTTACTTCGGAAGTATTACCATCTGTTCGTAAGCATGGAGCTTACATGACAAATGACACAATCGAAAAAGCAATCACTGACCCTGATTTTCTAATCAGGCTAGCAACAAATTTGAAAGAAGAAAAAACAAAGCGGATAGAAGCGGAACAAAGGTTAGAGATACAAAAGCCGAAAGTGATGTTTGCTGAAGCTGTAAGCGATGCAAGAGGAACCATTTTAATAAGAGATTTAGCTAAGCTAATCCAACAAAACGGCATCGATATTGGGGAGAAAAGATTATTTGAATGGATGCGCCAAAGAGGATATCTCATTTCGAGAAAAGGCACGGATTACAATCGCCCTACGCAAAAAAGTATGGAACTGGGACTATTTAAGATTAAAGAAACAGCGATTATAAGGTCAAGCGGGGCGCAAACAGCAATTACAGCAAAAGTTACAGGCAAAGGACAACTTTACTTTGTAAATAAGTTTTTAGAACAATCATTAAAAACAATTTAAGCGCCGCTACCACACGACGCTTACAGACAACTTACAGTCACCGGGGAGCGACTAACAATAGTATATAACGATAAGTTGTTAATTAGTCGCTAAAAAAATAACAAAAAAGGATTGAGATATTATGTTTCAAAAATCAACATCAGCAACAAGCGCGATGCAAGTTTTAGCAGAAACTCGCACGCAAAAAGAACTAGCGATAGATAGTTATGTAACGCCAGCATTAATAAGCAATCAGTTAAAAGGAAAGCGTACAGTTTCACTTGAACAAGCAGAACAGTTAATTGATAGCTACAACGAACCACAAAGCACTTACCTGTTTGCGCATGAATTTAGCAACGGAATGATACCGCCTCTACTGGACGGGCTAGACAGTCACCATGCGGCTTTAACTTGTCGCTTCGAACTAGAAGTAACAGAAGCAGTAAATGCGTTAAAAAGCGGATTAGAAACGATGACATTCAATTTAAGAAAAGGTGACATGCTACAACGAGAAGCCGCAAAACAAGCTATTTCAGAAATAACGGATGTAATCGCAACAGCCTTAACACTTAACACAAGTATAGCGAAGGCATTCAACATTAATTTACAACAAATTTTAGAAAGTCGAGATAAATTCTATCAAAAAAACGGTTTAGTAAAGGAGTGAAAAAATATGGCTTTAGTGTGGGGGCTAGATGAATTTGCAAAAGAGACAGGTTTAGAAAAATCATTTGCTAGAGATTGTATTCTTAATAATCCACGTTTTGTAGATCAATTGGATATTACGAAAGGCGGATTTGTAGTATATGCGGATGGCAAAGGAAAGCAATGGTACATTGAGCCAGAACGGATGCAAGAATTTGTAAAGGAAAATTGGATAGAAATTTTCAGAATGAAGGTCAAAAGATGAAGAACCAAATTTTGTTCAGCATCTTAGTGATAGTAGCGGCGGCATTAGCGTTAATCAACTTATGTAATTTGATTTTAATTCTGATTTTAGTATAGGAGGCTACAACAATGGCAGAAAGAGTTTTCAGAAAGACAACAAACTTCGGAGATAGCGAAATTCATACAAATAGCAGAACAAAAATGATTGCTAATCCGGCATTTCAGCAGAAAATCCCGTTAAACGAAACAGGGTGCGACAACATGACGGACTATATCGAAGAGTTGAAGTTAAAAGGCTATGAGGAGGTCACGCGCTGATGGATGTATTTATGGTAATGATTTTCGTGTCGTTTATGTCGCTAATTGCAGGCTACTGGCTGAGAGGAAGTGATAAAAAACATGGTTGAGAATCCGATGGTTGTTGATGATCTTTGGGACGATGGTTTTAGACATTAAAAAAGCACGCATAGCAGTGCGCGCTTTAAAGATTTGAGATATTACCTTAACAGAATTATACCTCGAATCCATTAAAAAATCAATGGAGGTAACATATATGGCTATTGCAAAAGAAAAGACAATGAACATTTTAGCAAGCGTGAAAGACATGGATAGAACACAATGGTTGCTAACTCGACGTTTAGGCATTGGCGGAAGCGATGCGGGAATCATCATGGGGTTAAATCAGTACAAAACAGCATTTGAGCTGTGGCTAGATAAGACAGACCAAGTTTTACCAGATGAATCAGCGGGAGAAGCCGCATACTGGGGCAATCAAATGGAAGAAGTTGTCGCAAAAGAATTCGAAAAGCGAACTGGCAAGAAAGTAAGACGTAGCAACATGATGTATCAACATCCAGAGCATGATTTTATGTTGGCGAACGTTGATAGGTTTGTGGTTGGTGAAGACGCTATTTTGGAATGTAAAACAGCATCAGCATATCTAGCAAAAGAATGGGAAGCTGACGAAGTGCCAGCAACTTACCTAGTACAAATACAACACTATTTAGCGGTCACAGGTAAAAGCAAAGCCTATGTAGCTGTTCTAATTGGAGGAAATAAATTTATTTGGAAAGAAATTGAACGCGATGACGAGTTAATCAATCAAATAATTGCTTTTGAGTTAGATTTTTGGGAAACGAACGTAAAAGGACATGTAGCGCCAGCGCTAGACGGTTCAAGTGCCGCAGAAAAATATTTGAAAGATCGTTTTGCTAAGTCAGAAGCTAAACAAGTTATTTTATCAAAAAAATACAACGAATTTTTGGCTGAAAGAGCAAATTTAGAACGCGATATAAAGCTTTTAGAGACACGAAAGAAAGAAATTGATAATAATATCAAGAATGATTTAAAAGAAGCTGAAACAGGCATCGCAGACGAATTTACGATTACTTGGAAGCCTGTTATTAACTCAAGAGTAGACACTAAACGTTTAAAAGAAGAACATCCAGACATTTACAAGAAATTACGTAAAGAAACTAGTTATAGAAAATTTGCAGTGAAGGAGAATAAATAATGGCAACTAACGATGAATTAAAAAATCAATTAGCAAATAAACAAAATGGAGGGCAAGTAGCAAGCGCGCAATCATTAGACTTAAAAGGTTTGCTAGAAGCACCGACAATGCGCAAGAAATTCGAAAAGGTACTAGATAAAAAAGCGCCTCAATTTTTAACTTCCCTTTTAAATCTTTATAATGGCGACGACTATTTACAAAAAACTGACCCGATGACGGTTGTTACTTCTGCCATGGTAGCGGCAACACTAGATTTACCGATTGACAAAAATTTAGGTTATGCGTGGATTGTTCCTTACAAAGGCAGAGCACAGTTTCAGCTTGGTTATAAAGGATACATCCAGTTAGCACTACGCACAGGACAATATAAAAGCATTAATGTTATCGAAGTGCGCGAAGGTGAGCTACTGAAATGGAATCGACTTACTGAAGAAATCGAACTAGATTTAGACAACAATACAAGTGAAAAAGTCGTTGGCTACTGTGGTTATTTTCAGTTGATTAACGGCTTTGAAAAAACAGTCTATTGGACTCGCAAAGAAATTGAAGCCCATAAAAAGAAATTCAGCAAGTCAGATTTTGGATGGAAAAAAGATTACGATGCAATGGCTAAAAAGACTGTTCTAAGAAACATGTTAAGTAAATGGGGTATTTTATCCATCGACATGCAAACAGCGGTTACAGAGGACGAAGCAGAGCCTAGAGAACGAAAAGACGTTACAGACGATGAATCGATACCCGATATTATAGATGCGCCTATAACGCCGTCTGACACGTTAGAAGCTGGCTCGGTAGTTCAAGGGTCAATGATCTAAGTGAAAATTGATAAGGCAGGGGAATTGCGATGGATGGTTATATAGCTTTACACAGAAAAATTATTGATAGCTGGATATGGCAAGACCCTGAGTTTTATCGGCTTTGGTCATACTGCCTTATCAAAGCGTCATTTAAAGAAAGAGAAATATTTTTAGGTCAACAAATAGTCAAATTAAATCCGGGTCAATTTGTAATCGGAAGAGAAAAATTAGAAGAGGCAATGAACATAGGACTCAAAAATAAACGAACAGCACTTACGTGGTGGCGAAGATTACAGAAGCTAGAAAAAGCCCAAATGTTGAACATCAAATCGTACAACAAATTTTCTATTGTAACTATTGAAAACTGGGGGTTATATCAAGGTAGCGATATAGAAAACGAACAGCAAAATGAACAACAGACGAACAACAAACGAACAACAGACGAACAACAGACGAACACAAACAATAAAGATAATAAAGAGAAGAAAGATAATAAAGATAATAATAAACGTCAAAACAAGTTTGACGAGGTTCATTTATCTTTAGCTAATTTATTATTTGAAATGATTAAGTCAAATAACCCAGAAGAAAAAGTTCCAGATGTTGAAAAATGGGCTCATGACATCAGAATTATGATTGAACAAGATAAGCGAGATGCTGAAAAAGTTAAGAATGCAATTATATGGTCACAGAAAAATGATTTCTGGTGCGGTGTTATTAAATCGCCTAAATCTTTAAGGAAAAATTATGATCAGATGGCGACGCAACGTAATAAGCCAGTTGCTAACAAGCCGTTCAACAAATACAACAAACCAGTTAAACAAGAAATATTGCCAGATTGGTTCGACAAAGACCAGCAAGAAGCATCTAAACAGCCAGAGATGACGGAAGAAGAGAAAAAAGCTTATGAAGAGGTAATGCGAAAACTTGGAAGAGGCGACGAATTGGAGGCCAAGGCATGAAAACAATCGCAAATGAGTATCAAGAATACATCAACGAGCACATTTTAGAACATGAGGAAAATAATCAATTTGGAATTGGGCAAACTATTTATCGTTTTAAAAATGGGTATGGCGCTAGTGTAATCAAGGAATATATGGGCCCTGGCGTCGAACTTGCGGTTATTCAATTTATAAATGACAAGAATTGGGAGTTGGAATACAGCACATCTGTAACAAACGATGTTCTTAGAAATTTAACACCCGAACAGCTGAATGAAAAGCTAGAAGAGATAAAGAATTATGAGTGAGAACGGAGGCTAAATGGATGGTTCAAATTCTTGAACTTTTTGGAGGAATTGGGGCTCCGCGAAAAGCACTTGAAAATTTAGGGGTGGATATTAAAAGCCTCGACTATGTAGAAATATTGCCCTTCGCCGTTCAAGCTTACAACAACATCTTTTCAAATGATTATGTAGCGCAAGATGTCACGAAGTGGAACATGAGCGTAGATTTACTCATTCACGGCTCGCCTTGTCAGGATTGGTCAAAAAACGGTCTTAACAACATTAATACTGGTCGTTCAATTTTATACGAGCGGACACTAGAGATAATTAAAAGCGAATTAACACCTAGGCCTAAAAAAGTAGTGTGGGAAAACGTTCCTAATCTCTTATCTGATAGACACAGAATGCACTTTGATCATTATTTAGATTCGATGGAATCTTTTGGATATACCAATCATTTTAAAATATTAAACGCTCGCGACTTCGGCATACCGCAGAATCGCGAAAGAGTTTTTGTTGTGAGCGTGCTCGGAAATAATACAGGATTCCAATTCCCGGAAAAAATAGAGTCGGCTATGAGCCTAAAAGATTATATTGATTTTGAGGTGGACCCGACAGATTACGCCTTATCCGAAAACGAAAAGCAACTATTTTTCAGAGAAAATAATAAGTTATTCATTCACACAAATACAAAAAAAGGGTTTCAAGAAGTAGAACAATTCGACTCTGTGAATGTAGAAAGACCGACAAGCAAAACTAGGCGAGGGCGCGTAGGTAAACAAGTTGTTCAGACAATAACGACAGGAGCAACACAAGTTATTTATTACGATAAAGTTGTTCGACACATAACTGCAAAAGAGTACTTGCGATTAATGGGCTATAGCGATATTGACTACTTTGCAATGCGAGAGGTGGGAATATCTGACAGACAAATAATTAAACTCGCAGGTAATTCTATTGCAGTGCCAGTTTTAGAAGCGATATTTAAGAAATTACTAGATTAGGAGGAACAAGCATGAGATTTAAAAAAGGCGATAAAGTAGAGTTTATTTACGGAGGAACATTGACACAAGGTGTAGTTAATGAAATAAGAGCAACTAATCATGATATATCCTATCAAATTGTATATTTCGGAGGTGAGAAGAAAATTTGGTTTGCTGAACGCGAATTACTTTCTCCTGCTCCAGTTTTAAAAGTTCCGCAATGCGTAGCTGATTGGTATGAAAAGTATAAATGCGCTTTAGAGTACAGTATCTGGAAATATATATATGAGTGGGCTGATCAAGACTATGGAAGTGATTTTTATAGTTTCATGAATCATGCGTGTAATAATCCAATTGAAACGCTTATTAAGATGAAATACGGCTACGAAGTCGAGAAAGAACCGCTTTATTATGTGAGATTGCCGTTTGCGTCTCGATCTACTGATTTTGAAAAAGAAACAACTTACACATATATTATCGTAAATATAACTACTGACGAAATGCAGCCATCAATATCGAACCGCAACTATGGATCATGGAAAGCAGAATTGACAGAAGCACAAATAAAAGGTATGCCCGGAGGCGACTTATATTGGCAGTTTGCTGTTCTTGTTGAAGAAGCGGAGGAGTAAATATGGAATTATATGCAATAGTTGACGAGGATTTACAGGTTGCTAAACATCGTAGTAAAGGAACTCTAGCAGTGTTTAAAGACTTAGAAATGTTAAAAAAACATGCTTGGAGATATAAAGAGAGTGGAAAATTGTACAAAATTGCGGAGTTAGAACCTATTAACTTCTTTTCTTTTGAAGAAGCGGAGGAGGCGTAAATATGGAAATAAACATAATGGATTATGTCAGTGAAGATGATATTAAAAACACGATTTTAGAAGCAGTGACATCTAAAGTGCGTAACATGCAAGACAAGCACCTTGAAATTATTTACACGAATGCGTGCTATTCTGCAGTAACCAAAGTGACGGATGAAATTATCGAAGAAAGAGGACTGGAATTTAGTGTTGAAAATAAAGTGCGTGAACTTATCGAAAACTTAAGCGCTTTTACTGTTTTCTATCATGACAAGTTTGCCCCCCATGAAAACAGCAAAGCATACAATTTAACACAAAGAATAGTTGAAGAAGAAAAAGACTTATTACGTGAAACAATTAAACAACTTATAACTAAGGCATACAGTGAAGCGAAAGCTGATATGGATATTGCTGATTTGATGAGTGCATATGTGCGTGAATTATTTACATTGGAGGGTGAAGCATGAGAGCGATTGAGTTTTACGGCAACATACACGAAAATCCGGATTTATTGGAGGTGGCGGAGTGAATCAAGAAGAGTTAGACATCATATTAGAGAATCATGGGAAATGGCTGCGCAACGAAGGTGGCGATAGAGCGGATTTAAGTAATGCAGACTTAAAAAACACAAATTTAAGATTTGCAAATTTAAGACTTGCATATTTAAGGGGTGCAGATTTAAGTAATGCAAATTTAAGAGGTGCAGATTTAAGATTTGCAGATTTAAGAGGTGCAGATTTAAGTAATGTAAATTTAAGTTATGCAAATTTAAGATTTGCAGATTTAAGAGGTGCAGATTTAAGTAATGTAAATTTAAGTTATGCAAATTTAAGTATTGCAGACTTAAATAATGCAAATTTAAGTAATGCAGATTTAAGTAATGTCAATTTAAGTAATGCAAATTTCAGAGGTGTAGATTTAAGTGACGCAAATTTAAATTGGGTAAACTGGCAACATGTAGAAGGCTTAACAGTTATCTGCGTACAAGTAGATACGACACGTAAAAACAACCAAATAGCATATATCAAAGAATTAGACATATGGACAACTGGTTGTTTTCAAGGAACATTAGATGAGCTTAAAGCGTCTGTTGAACAAACGCATAAAGATAATGAAAAGCTTAGAAAGAGATATTACAGAGTGATTGATTTTATTTTGAGGGAGGCGGAGGAATGAAGTACCGACAACATGAAACATATTCCTTTCAGTCAAGGCGTTTAAAACGATCTGTAAGAGTGTTACTACTTAAAATATTAAAATGTTTGAAAGAGGTGTCGGAATGAACGAACAAGAAGCGAAGGAGATTGTCCTGAAATGGTTGAAAGAAAGCAGTGAATTTTTAACGCCTATCAGACTATTCTTTGACTTAGAAAACCGCAATAGCAAAGCTCCTAGACAAGTGGTAGAGGCTTACCTTGCAATCGAAAATAGAAAAGTAGAGTACGAACTACTAGCCGAATTTGCCTCATGGGGATTGGAAGAGGTGGCGGAATGAGTATTTTAGCATCTATAGGGATATTAGCTGTAGCAAGTCTCTTTACTTTAATCTTAATCTTTATTTTTGATAGGTGTAAAAATAAAAGAGTTTTGAGGGATTTGCGAATCGGAGATGAGATAAGAGAAAAGGGATCTTTCACACTATTGCAGGGAATTGTTGTTCATATTGACAGCGCGAGAAAAGAGGTAGTTTTATTATGTTTAGACGGAAGACGCTTATTTAGAACTGTAAAACCTGGAAATTTTATTAAAACAGGTCTTCGCTTCACTGTGACTGAATTAAACGAATATCGTTCTGACTACCGTAAGAAACTATATAAAGAAGCTGACGAATTGTTAAACAGTTACACAGCTTTTAAGGGAAAATACAGTAACTTAAGAGAGGAGATATAAGAGTAATGAACAATATTGGAACTAACTTAGTTGGAATGGGTTCCCTTAGAGGAAGAGAAGATAATGATTATTTTTCAATACTATATTGCCCGCTCTGCGGAAGGAGTTTGGAATAATGCCAGGATTAATTGCTAAACAACCAAATAGCTTATATTGTCGAATATCAACTGTAGTAGAAGCTCCAACGCATCACGACATGACGATATAGGAATTAGAATATTATTTAATTAATGAAAGGTCATTAGATATAAATCTTGTAACGTTAGAACAATGGCTAGCCGTTTATGAAGTCGATTTCAATGTAGCTATTAAACAACTCGGTTCAGGTTCAGGGAATTTAACTTTTGAAGAAGCTAAAGCATGGCTGATAGAAGTTGGTTATCAACATGCAGACGAATTTATGAAAAAAATTGCATATAGGTGGGACGAGTGGGAGGAAGAAGATGACTAGCACAATAAAAATATCTGAAAAAGATAAAGTGTTCCAGATTGCGACGAAAAGTGGCTGGGTTGTGAAGGCGGGAATGCAAGTGACGATAGATGGTATAGACTTTGCAATTTATCCGGAAGGGACATTAACCCAAGTATTCTTGCACGTTAATGAAATGTCCAGTGGAGCTTCATTGTTTAATATTCCAATCGATCTCATAGACTTTCTAGATTTAAACACTCGAGATAAAGCAATCGAATATTATAAAGATAGCGTGATTCCTTTAATCCAGAAAAAAATTAAAGCAAATGGATTAGACAAATTTAGAAAAGAAGTTGAAAAAGCAAAAAAATATATGGTTGAAACTCACGGAGAGCGACCAAAAATTAAAGATATTGAGGAGGAAAACGAATGATGAATCGTGTAGTACTTGTAGGACGATTAACTAAAGACCCTGATTTACGTTACACTCCAGCCGGCGCGGCTGTTGCGACTTTTACGCTAGCAGTAAATCGTATGTTCACTAATCAAAACGGAGAACGAGAAGCAGATTTCATTAATTGTGTTGTTTGGCGCAAACCAGCAGAAAACGTTGCTAATTTCTTGAAGAAAGGAAGCATGGCGGGCGTTGATGGACGTGTTCAAACTCGTAATTATGAGGATAACGACGGTAAACGTGTTTTCGTTACTGAGGTAGTTGCTGAATCAGTTCAATTCTTAGAACCTAAAAATAACAACGTAGAAGGTGCTACATCGAATAATTACCAAAACAAGGCTAATTATTCAAATAACAATCAAACAAGCTCATATCGAGCGGATACGAGTCAGAAGAGCGATTCATTTGCAAGTGAAGGTAAGCCGATTGATATTAATGAAGATGATTTGCCATTTTGAGCATTTAATTTTATAACGGGGAGCGATGAAAATGAGCAGAAAGGAATTAAGAAAAAAGCAATGGGAAGTTATTACGATGATTGAAAAAAGCAAGACTCTCACAGATAGAAAAAATTTAATTAAAAAGCTAGAAACACTAGAAGCGAGAGGAGATAAAGAGAAAGGTTTAGCTACACCAACACAGTTACTTTCGATATTTACAGTCACTGAATATCGACGATTGAGTAAAAAGCTTACTGATACGGAAATAGCGGAAGATATGGGCATAAGCAGGAGCGCACTAATAGAATTCAAAAGAAAGAATGGCTTGTCTATACGTCAAAAGGTGGCAACATGACAATTAAAGAGAGGAAACAACTAATAGACGTGATCGCTAATTATACAAATCATACAGTCGAATACCTAAATAAATTATCTGACAAGGAGTTAGAAGTTATTTATGAAACAAGAGTTATCGAAGACTACCACAACTAGCAACAAAATTATAATTCCGTTGCCATTAACTGATTTAAACACTTATATAAACAAAGAGAGAGGGCACAGACAAGCCGCTGCTAAAGTGAAAAAACAAATGACCTATATTTGCGCTTGTTATGTTAAAAGAGCTATGAGCCACGGTGTGACTTTCTCTACACCGTGCCGAATTAAATTCACCTGGATTATTCCCAACAAGAAAAAAGACCCAGACAATATTGCATTTGCTAAAAAGTTTATTTTCGACGGCATGATGGAAGCAGGATTTTTAGAGAATGACAACTTAAATTATATCGAGGGCTTTTCTGATTACTTCATAGTCGATAAAGACGAAGAAAGCCGAGTGATTGTGGAGGTGGAATATGATTAACAAAATCGGAGTAACCGTTATAAGTATTGCTTTTTGGGCTTTCTGGATCCTGCTTTCTGTATTTATGCTAGGCGCGCTGATAAAAGGCGTGTTATGGATTTTGGGAAATATATTTTAGGAGGATGAAAATGCAAATTGAAAAATTAAATGTAGTTACCAGAGAAGCGATTTGTAACGGCGAAAACATAGAAATCGCTAAATACAATATTGAATTAGAAGCAATTAGCGAAGAATCTTTTATTGATACAGCTGAAAAGGTTGAGAAAATAAGGGAGTTTATCGAAAATTTATAAAGTGATGGGGGCGACTTTATGGGACAACTATTCAATCTACCACAAGTTGAAGATATTAACTACATCCAGACAGTCAGAGCAGTAAGACAGTTCTTTAAAGACTATTTAACGCTTCGGTTAATGGCTGGTGATCGTAAATTTCCAAATATGACGACTATGTACAAGATTACGCCACCGAATTTCAGTAATGAATTTCATTCAAAAGTAGAAGATGCTGCAATTCATAATGTCGATAACGTTCATGCAGCACAAGAAGCGGTTAAAAAATACGATGCTATTATGAATCAACTTGAGCACATTCATAGAAAGATACTGTTTGAGAAGTTCATTCATAACTTACAAGATAGAACTATTATGCTTGATATTCCTTATGAAGAGAGACAGTACAAAAGAGAGAAACGGAAGGCTGTTATTGAACTGGCGACAACACTTGGGATTGAAGTGTTAAATTGAAAATGGCACTTTTTTGGCACTTTTTGAGTAAAAAAAGGTGATAAAATGTTATTAGTGAGAAGTGAAGATGATTACAAAAATAAATCTTATATTGAGTCTGCACTCCACTTCTCATTTATAAGTAATACATTGAGCATACTTATTTGTTTTGTTATAGTTGAATTAAAAAAAGGAGATGCTCATGGAGAACGCTGAAATTTATTTTAATATTGCGCAATTGCTTATGCCATTACTTGGAATGTTAGGAATAGGTTTGATTCCAAAATATTTTTATGACAAGAAGTTAAATGAGCTAAACAATAAAATCACAAAGGAGTTACAAGAAATTAGGATTTCACAAGAAAATGTGCATCCTGAAAAGATAAAACTTTTTATTGATATTGTTAGTATGTTTAAAGAGATGCTATATATAAGCAAAATGCCTCAGAAAACCACAAATGAAGTCCAAAGGTATGAAAAGAAGCTTAGAGAATTAGGGGAAATATATAATACGCTGATGTATAGCCTAATGTTATTTGCTAACGATGAAACAATAGACATGTTTACGACATATAGAAGATTTATACAAGAATATGATGCACCGTTTTTTATAGAAAAAGGGCTATCTGAAAAGGCATTTAATAATAAATATGTATATATGATGTCTGATCTTATTCTTGCGCTTAGGAAAGATATCGGATTCCCTGAAACTACTACGAAACAAGATTCTTTATTATATGGAATTTTAAATGATTGGGGTGAAGTGAAAGAAGAGTATTTTAAAGAATTAGATTTGATTGACAAAATATTAATAGAAGATGGTTTTTTTGAATAAAAATTAATTCGTGTAACTCTTTGAAGGCCTCGTAAAACAGGCTTTTTTTTGATACATTAAAATAATAAGGGGTTGATTATATGAGAGACATTATAAAAGCTGGAATAACAGAGGTAAAAGGAAAAGAGCCAGAATTCAAAATAAATATTGCTGGTTCAGAACAAGAACAAAGCTTTGTGTTAGCCCAGATTCATTACATGAAAATAGAAAGATTAGCTACACTAAATGGTAAGTCTTTTGAACAAGCTAAGAATGATTATTTAGAAGCGCTAAGCATCATTGTAGGAACAATTAAAGATAATAATTAATTAACGAAACAAACACAGAATGCGAGGTGGTGGAAGTGAGTGGCTAGAGCAAGAAACCCAAACAGAGATATAGCAAAGAAAATGTGGCTTGATTCAGATAAGACAATGCCACTTGTGAAAATTGCCAGTAAGTTAAATTGTAAACCATCACAGATTAGGAAATGGAAATCAGAGGATAACTGGAGTGATAATGGCAATAGTAACGTTACGAATCAAAAGGAGCGTTACTATTCAATGAAAGGGAACGGGAATGCTAAGAACAATAAAGGCGGCGCCGCTCCTAAAGGTAATCAAAACGCACGTACACATGGATTGTACTCTAAATATCTTCCGGATGACACAATAGAAATTATTAGTATGATGGATCAACAAGAACCAACTGATTTAATTTGGGGACAGATACAAATTCAATACGCCGCTATTATCCGAGCACAGAAAATTATGTGGGTAGAAAACACTGAGGATGAAACGAGAGTTCAAACACAAGTTGGATTCGGGGAAAGTGGTTCTGATAAATATGAGTATCAATTCGCTTGGGACAAACAGGCGAATTTTTTAAATGCGCAAAGTCGTGCGATGTCTACATTGAGTGGGTTGATTAAGCAATTTATCGCCATTGCTGATGAGCAAGATGAACGTAAGGCTAAGCTTAATCAAATTATTGCATCAACAGATAATATACAGGCCCGCACAGCTCTTATTAAAGGCGCTGAAAAAGATACTACATTGCTTAATAAACTATTAGATGTTGCCAAAGGAGGAAACGGAGACCTTGAGTAAAATTGATGAGCTAGTATTTACGCCCAAACAACAGGAAACTATTACATTCCCTTTTCGGGGTGTGACGCTTGAAGTCAACGAAGGAACTCCGCGATCCGGTAAAACTACTGCCGATATCTTTAAAATGGCTTATATCTATTCTATTTCCGAAGATCAAAATCACTTAGTTGCTGCATTTAACCAAGAACAAGCCTTTCGCTTATTCATGGATGGCGATGGATTTGGATTGATGCACATATTCGGTAATCTTGCAGAAATGAAACACGACGAGCATGGGGATCATTTGCTTATACATTCTCCAAACGGTCCAAAGAAAATCTATTATAAAGGTGGCGGGAAAGTAAATAGCGTGGGTGCTATTACTGGTATGTCATTGGGTACTGTTACGTTTTTAGAAATCAATTTGCTTCACAAAGATTTTATTGAAGAATGTTTTCGACGGACCTTTGCAGCGAAAAATAGATTTCATTTAGCTGAATTGAACCCACCTGCACCGAATCATCCAGTGTTAGAAATCTTTTCTAACTATGAAAAGTCAGGTCGCTACAAATGGCGGCATTGGACTGCGAAGGATAATCCAGCTCTTTCAGAAGAACGGAAACAAGAAATATATAACGAAGTCAAACACTCCTCTTACCTTTTGCAACGTGACTGGTATGGTAAACGAGTTTTGCCAAAAGGTATTATTTACGAAACATTTGATATGCAGAAAAACCAAATACCCAAATTAGAAGGTCGTCCAATTGAGATGGTCTTTTTTGGTGATGGAGGACAACAAGATGCTACTGTTTGTGAGTGCTATGTAATTACAGAGCATGCGGCTGACGGACATTATAAATATAAATTTAATCAAGTTGCATCCTATTATCACAGTGGTAGGGATACAGGAGAAGTAAAAGCTGGTTCAACCTATGCCGTTGAGATAAAACAATTCATTCAATGGTGTATGAAAGAGTATGAAGTACCAGTAAATGAGCCTGTTTTTATTGACCCAGCGTGTAGGTGGCTACGTGAAGAACTGGAAAAGGTTGGTGTTGATACAGCAGGAGCAGACAACAATGCTCATGATGTGATAGGTAAAGCGCAAGGTATAGAGGTTGGAATTGAGCGGATGCAGTCGCTATTAAGCGAAAGGCGTTATTTGCTTGTTGAACAACCTAACGATCAATATGACCATTACAGTTGGCTACAAGAAATTGGTATGTATGTACGCGACGAAAACAGCGGGAAACCAGTTGACAAGAATAATCACGCGATGGATACAAGTAGATACGCTACAAACTACTTTTATAGGAATTATGAAGATATATAGAAAGGAGTGATTAAATGGGTGTTTGGAGTGTAATGACACGCTTTATTAAAGGTTGGCTAAATGGAAAACCTAATGGCAGCGAACCGGAGTTAATACCAAAATATCTGCCGCTCGTTCCAGATAATCAAAAAGAATGGAGCAAAGACTCCTATTTAACTTCGTTGTGGGCTCAAGGATATGTGCCAACAGTACACGATAAGTTAATGAACTCTGGAACAGGCAATGAGATTGTTGTTGTTGCGGCTGAGTATATATCTGGAAAGCCTTTAAGTATTGATGTAACAGGGGTTAATGGCAGTAAGGATGAAAACTTAACAAAGCAACTGAAAGAAGCATTACGGATTGATAATTTTGATAGTAAGAGCGTGAAAATTGTTGAATTAGCAGGAGGTAGCGGAGTATCCGCTGTAAAGATTAACATTTTAAATGGGCGACCATCTATTAGCGTTCATAGCTCTAGCCAATTTTGGATAGATTTTAAAAACAATGAGCCATTTCGTTTTAATTTCTTTGAGGAAATACCCACAAGTAATAAAGCAGATATTTATTATTTAGTTGAAAGCAGAGAAATAAAACAATGGGACAAGGAAGGGAAAAAATTATCTGGAGGTTTTGTAACATATTCTGTTATTAAAATCGATGGCGATAAAACTACTCCTATTAGTGCGGAGAGACTACCAGAACAGATTACAAGCTATCTGCACACAAATGATATTCAATTGAATCATTCTGTATCAATTGGTTTAAAGAGTATGGGCGCGTATTTAATAAATAATAGCCCAAGCAATACTAGATACCCACATCTTAATCTTGGGGAATCTGACTTATCGCAATGTACCAATTATTTATTTGCCGTAGATTACTTTTTCACTGTTTATATGCGCGAAGGAGAGAAAACAAAAACAAAAATAGCGGCTAGCGAACGAATGTTTAGGAAAAAAGTTAATAAGAGCACAGATAAAGAAGAATGGTCCATGAATGTAGATGAAGACTACTTTATGCAGTTCAAAGGAACGTTAGATGCTGGAGCGAAGTTAAATGACATGATTCAATTCATGCAAGGAGACTTCCGAGACGGTAGTTATCGCGAAACGATGGAATATTTTGCTCAGAAAGCTGTTTCGAAATCTGGTTATAATCCCGCTACTTTTAATCTAGGTAATAGAGAAGTTAAGGCGACCGAAATTTGGAGTTTACAAGACGCGACAGTGCGTAAAATTGAGAAGAAAAAACGCCTTATTCAAAATGTTTACGAACAGATGCTTTGGGACTTCCTATATTTGCTAACTGGCGGAACAAACAATAAAGAAAAAGCAATAATGCGTGATGAAATCAGGGTAATAATTGAGTTTCCAGATCCAATGTCTGTTAATCTGAATGAATTATCTAGCACATTAAATAATATGAACAGTGCATTAGCGATGAGTGTAGAAGAAAAGGTGAAACTAATTCACCCTAAGTGGGAAGATGAAGAAATTCAAGCGGAAGTAAAACGCATCTATTTAGAAAACGCAATCGGAGAGGTTCCTGACCCGGAAGCAATTGGGGGAATGGAAACGAAAGGCGGGTGATTAGATGAGCCATCATGCACCGGTTGATTTCGAAAAAGAAGCATCTATCTTACGAAACCACTTTAATAATGCCGAAATAGACTTACTTTTGCTGATAAAGAAGCATGTTATGTATGGCGCTAAGAATCCAACAAAATGGAAATTCATTCAGCAGTCGCGTTTGATAAATTTTAAAAGAGAATTGAAAGCACATATAAGTCTTTTCAAAGACGAAACGAGAAATAAAATAGATAAACTAACGTATCGTGTTTATCTTGATTGCGTGAATGAATACGAGGACGAAATGGAAGCCAGATATCAAACTAAGAAAGAGGTTGATATACAAAATGACGATTATTTATCTGAAAGTGATGCACTTATCCAAATTTCGGAAGATATGGCTAATTATTGGCAAAAAATCGCGCCCTCCAAGTACAAACAAGTGGTTAAGAAAACAAAAGATAGCAATGGAGTTTTAAAATATGCTATCGCAACATCACTTATTAATGTTTTAGGTGATGGGATAAGAAATGTTATAGATCAGTCTGGAAGAAAGTACCGACCAGGAGCTTACATGGAAATGGCTTCAAGAGGTGCTTTTTTTAATGTTGGTTTAAATGCCATGAAACGCGTTCTTGGAAGATATGAGCACGAATTAGTTCAAGTGTCAGCTCACGTAAGAAGTTGTCCGCGTTGTGCTCCTTGGCAAGGAGAAGTGCTATCAGTTAACTACGAAAGCAATGAATATAAAACATTACAAGAAGCGGAAAACGATGGCTTGTTTCATCCAAATTGCCACCATTTTTTATATTCGTATTTCGAAGGTGACGAAACAGACGAGCCTATCCCATATGATGAAGAAGAATATGAGGCTCAAAGTAAGCAACGGTACTATGAGCGCGGAATTCGCGATTGGAAAACAAAAGATATACTTGCAGAAGGTCCTTCTAAACAATATACAGCTGGGAAAGTAAGGCAATGGGAAGAAGCTTTGCAAGACCATTTGAATAACAATCGATTCTTAGAGAGAGAATTGGATAGAGAAATTATAAAAGCGTCTAAATGAACGCTTTTTTTGTTTGGCTTGATATAAAAATCTTGCCTACCTGCCGGCAACTAATAGACAGGGATGGCTCACTCAGAGCTTAAAAAGGAGGAAATATGAAGAATTATTTACAGCGTAAGTTTGACATTCAACATTTTGCTGAAGGTGGGGACGATAAGAATTTTACCCAAGCAGAACTGGATGAAATTGTAAAGAATCGCTTAGCGGCTGAAAAAAAGAAATTTAATGGAGAGATTGAAACCATCAAAAGCGCGCATGAGGAAGAAATCACGAAGTTAAACGACCAAATTAATCAGCTTAACGATCAAGTGGGCGAACATGATTCATCTGAAAAGGCATTGAAAAAACTTCAAAAAGAGAAAGACGAGGCACTATCAAAGCTGGATGAATATGTTCAGAAAGAACAAACGGCAGAGTGGCACAGTAAGTTAAAAGAAAGCGGCGTAAAAGAAGAACGCTATGAAGCATTTACGAAGCTTTTTGGGGATGAAGAGCGAAATGACGACAACTTAGCGAAATTCGCAGAGCAATATCCTGAATGGATTGCAAAATCTGATGATGGTGACACGCCTCCACCAATCGGAGCAGGACTAGGCAATGCAAGTGAGCCAAGTGCTACAGACCCATTCATTCAAGCATTAAATTCATAATTAGAAAAGGAGAGATAGCAAAATGGCTATTAACTATGTAGACAAGTACGGTAAGGAGCTCGACCAGAAGTTAGTCTTTGGCACTTACACAAATGAATTAGAAACACCTAACCTTTTATGGTTAGATGCAAAAACGTTTAAGATTCAAACTATCACAACAACAGGACTTAAAGCACATACAAGAAATAAAGGATATAACGAAGGTTCTGCTTCAAACACAAATAAATCTTATACGATTGATTTTGATCGTGATGTAGAATTCTTTGTAGATGTTATGGATGTGGACGAAACAGGTCAAGCGCTTTCTGCTGCGAATGTTACTAAAGAGTTTAATTCTCGGCATGCTGGACCAGAAATGGACGCTTATAGATTTTCTAAGTTAGCAACAGCAGCGAAAACAAATAGTAATTCGGTTGCGGAAGAAATCACTAAAGATAATGTGTTCACAAAATTAAAAGCGGCAATTCGAAAAGTGAAGAAATACGGAACTCAGAATCTTGTTATGTATGTTTCGCCAGACGTGATGGCAGCATTAGAACTTAGTGATGATTTTGTTCGAGCTATTAATGTGCAAAACATTGGTCCTTCATCCATCGAAACGCGTATTACGGCTATTGATGGTACACGTATTGTTGAGGTAGAAGCGGAAGATCGTTTCTATGATACTTTTGATTTTACAGATGGTTACAAACCAGCTGCAGGTGCTAAGAAACTGAATTTCTTGCTTGTAAATAAAGGTTCTGTTGTCGGCGGCGCAAAACATGCTTCTATCTATTTGCACGCACCCGGCTCTGTAGGACAAGGGGACGGCTGGTTGTATCAATATCGTGTATACCACGACATTTTTGTGTTGGACCAACAAAAAGATGGCGTAATCGCTTCTACAGAAGTCTAAGGAGGTTAGGGAAATGCAATTAAAAAAAGAAAATGTCGTTTACAATACAGACGATGTTGTATTAATCAATCAATTGAAAATTGATGGTTTTGAAGAGTTCGAGTATAAAGAACCAGAAAAAGAACCAGAAAAAGAACCAGAAAAATCGCCACCCAAGAGTAAAAAGGAGCCCAAAAATAAAGAGGGTGAGTAAATGAAAACGTATATTACACCAAGTGAGTTAGCTAGTCTAACAAACTTAAGTATCGAACCAACAGAAGCGGATAATTTAATAAAAGCCGCTTCTGTAGCAATTGACAAGCAAATTATGCCGAATATCGTAGACCTTGACAATGTAGATGATGATATTAAGCAAGCTGTTGCATGGCAGTGTGAACACATCAAGAAATATGGTGAGTTTATTGGCATTGGTAACTTTACACTAGGCAAATTAACTATGGGTGGTCAATCACAAAATTCGAACAACTTTATACCTGACGTTCCGGACAAAGTGATGGATTTGCTTTTATCTAGTGGCTGGCTTTATGCGGGAGTAGGTGGCTGTTAATGAGCTTTCAATTACCGCCTATTCCCGAGGCTATCCTAAACACAGAAGTTACTATAACTAGTAATAGTGGGCGCGATGACTTTGGAAATCTTTTACCAGATGCAATTAATAAATCAATGTTTCGCTATGAGTTTGAAAAGCTCGTAAATAAAACAGAGGAAGGGTTAAACATAAGATATATTGTTAATTTATTTTGTAACAAATTAAATTTTGTTGTGAGTGAAGGAGACAATGTATCTTTTGTAATTCCTGACTATTGTTTAATTAAAGGTGAGGTCCAGAGCGTATCTTTCCCGCCAAATCCTGATGGAAGTATTCACCATTTCGAAATTGTTGTAGGAGAGGTGACAGAGCATGAGCTTTAGTAGTTTTAAAGATGCAGTCATAGATGATATTCATAATAAAGCTTTGTCAACGGCTGCAAAGGCTGGGGGAGAATTGGTTGAATTAGCACAGCCTGTTACTCCGATTTTGTATGGAGACTTACGACGAAGTTCGTATTTTAAAATTATCATCCAAAAAAATTCAATTGTAGCTAGAGTGTTTAGTTTAACTCCTTATGCCCGCAGACAATATTATGAAAATCGTCGGAATCCACGTTGGTACGAAATGGCTGTAAGTTATGGAATTCAGAGTATTAACCAAATTGTAGAGGGCGGGATGCGTTTATGATTGAAGATTTGGTAGCACATTTCAAAAAAACATTCCCAGCTATAAAAACACTTGGATTCATTAAACAAACGGGGCTTGATTCAATGGTAGTAATTAATGAAGCACCGACATTTCAAAACAAGCAAGTACAAACGCAAAGTCGTGTTCGTGAGAGCATCGGCTTTTTAATTTATGACAAAAACACAATTCAATGCAAACGAACATACGATTTATTACGTAACTACTTTCTTTTAACAAACCCTTCTGAGCTGAATATCCAAAATCAGAAGGTAGTAGCAACAGATGTAGCAAGCGGCGGACAAGTCGATTATGACGATGATGGTCGTTTGATTTATCAACTAACAATATTATTTGAAAAGGAGATGTAAGTTAATGGCAACTTATGCAGTTAAACAATTAGAAATTTCGGTTAAAGATTCAGGGGAAAGCGGAGATGGTGTTTCGATCAAAGACTTAGAAACTTTAGACATTTCACTGAACTCAAATGTGGAACAATATACAACAATTGGTGAGGTATTTGAACGTGCGGTAAAAACAGGTGCTGCTATGGAGTTAGGTTTGGATGGGAAATACAATGAATCAGATCCAGGACAAAATGAATTACGTGAAACTTGGGATAAAGTTGGGTCTGAAGCTGAAAAAACAATTGTAGTTAAATTCCCAGCAGGCTCTAAGTATGAAATCACTGGACCAATCGGGATTAATGATTTCGGTGGTGGTGGTGCGAACGATATTGGTTCATTTTCTGCCACACAGAATTCAAATGGTACGCCGGTTTTTACGCCGGCGCCTACCATTGAGCCAACAAGCGTAACGGTAGATAGCGCCTCTAAAACTGTAAAAGTTGGAGAAACTATTAAAATTACAGCAGGAGTACTGCCATCAGGAGCTCCACAAGATGTAACATTCACTTCATCTGATGAAGCAAAAGCAACAGTAGCTAGTGATGGAACTTTAACAGGAGTTGCTACAACAGTAACTGCAATTAAAATCACAATTGCGTCCAAAGTGAAACCATCGGTTAAAAATGACGTTTCTGTTTCTGTAACATCTGCCTAATAAACAAAATACGAAGCCCTCTGAGTGAGGGCTTTTACTAATTTGGAGGACAAAAATGAAATCATTTAATTTTAACGAGAATGAAGTAAAACTTCCTTTGGAAATTAACGGGAAAAAGTATTATGCGGACATTTCGGCACAAGCACACATTAAATACAGTGCGCTTTTGGATGAAGCACCTAAAATTTTAGGACAAGTTCTTGCGCCTAAATTGAAAGGCGACGAAAGCGATGGAGAGCATACAACGCCGGATAGTGAAAACATGCATGAATTGTTAATGACTATCACAGATGGAATTGTAGCAACGAACGATGATATTTTTGCTATTTTTTTCAGCAAAGAAGACAGAGAAGAAATCAATTCTAAAACATTGCCAACTAAAGTCTACGAGGGGCTTATTGAATACATTATAGCTAAATTATTTGAAAGCGATATGAGCGAGGAAAGTGACGAGGGGAAGCCACAGGAAAACAGTATTACGGAATAGTTGAAGACTTTGATTTAATCGAGTCTTCTTTTTTGGCGTATTACGGTATCAGATTGCGCAAAGAATTGTCAAATATGACTTTTTCAGAATTCCGGACATATCTAATGAATTTAGGTGGGGAAACGCCATTTATGACAACTCTTGAAATTCGAATGACTGAACGAAGCAAAGTGCCAAAACATTTGCTGAAAGAAAAAATAAAGCAAAATCGAATCATGTTAAAGCGTGGATATTTTGAGGATGCTGCTTCTAATGAAGAAGGATTAGAAAAGGCTTTGAGAGCTAACAGCAAGCTGAAAGAGGGGTGAAAATATGAGTAAAGCGGGAGAAATTTATTACGATATAAAAATACGCGAAAATGGCTATAAAAGCCAGATGAACAAAATCGATAAGGATATGGATAATTTTGCGAAGAAAGGGCAAAAAGCATCTGACAATATCGACAAAATCAATAAGAAAAACATTAATATTAAAGGTCTTGATTCATCTATCGTCAAAGTTGAACAATTCGGAAATATGCTTGAAAAGTCTGGCCAAAAGTTAACAAAAGCTGGAACCGCGATGACCGTTGGATTTACGGCGCCAATTGTAGCGGGAATGGTGAAATCAACTAAAGCGTATCTTGATTTTGATAATGAAGTGACAGAAGTTAACTCTTTATTGCGTGAATCTGATGAATCAGCGAAAGAGTTTGGCGATCGTTATACACAAGTCTTTGATTATGCACAGAAAGCTAGTGTTAAGTATGGGGTAGCTTCTGAACAAACTATGCTCGGTATGAAAGAAATGGTTAAAAAAGGCTACGATATTAATCAAACAATGGCGTCTATGCCTGCGATTTTTAATGCTGCTCGTGCATCTGGCGATGATTTCGAAACAGTAATGTCTGTTACAACATCAACATTAGAACAGTTTGGAATGATTTCTAAAGATACAAATAAGCAGATGGAATACACAAACAAAGTTGCTGACGTGCTAACCTACGTAGCTGATAAAACAGCGGCTGGATTCTCTGATATGGGAACAGCAATGAACTATGTCGGTCCTATTTCGCATTCGCTAGGATATTCACTTACAGATACAGCAGCAGCTGTTGGTTTGCTTTCTAACCGCGGTATTGAAGGGCAAAAGGCGGGTACCGGCTTACGGGGAATGCTTACAAGTTTGCTTAAACCTTCAAAATCAGCTGCAGAAGCAATGTCGGCAGTTGGATTAACAATTGAAGATAACAACGGCAATATGAAAACTTTACCAACTCTCTTGGATGATATTAATGATAAAACAAAGAAAATGACAAAAACACAGAAAAACTCTTTCTTGACGATGATTTTCGGACGTGAACCTTTATCAGCTGTTAATACGCTTTTAGAAGCGGGAGGCGATTCTCTACGTAAATATTCTAAGGGCGCTGATGAAGCAAATGGATATACTAAACAAGTTGCTGATAACATGCGAAAAGCTGGTAAATTTGGTGTGGATCAATTCAAAGCTTCGCTCGAAGTATTAGAACAGAACGTAGGACAAAAATTAATGCCTGCCCTCACTCCAATCATCGAGTGGGCTAACAAAATGATTGATAAATTTAATGACCTTTCCGGCGCACAACAACAAAGTATCATAAAATGGGCTGGAATTTTAGCAGCAACTGGTCCTGTGCTAATGATTGGCGGAAAACTAGTATCAATGACTGGCGGATTAATAAAAGGATTCGCGGGCTTAGGTAAGATTTTAGGTTTAGGGAGTAAATTAGCTCCTTTGGCAGCTGGGTTTGGGGCTACTACAACAGCGGTAGAAGGAACTAGTTTGGCAGCGGCAGGATTAGCGGGATCGTTTGGAGCGTTGCCAGCTGCAATTGGTTTAGCAGGAGCGGCTTTGATTGGTGTAGGAATTTATGCACTGGATAAACATATAAGCAAAATCGAAGAAAGCAAAGAACGTATAAAAACATGGGGTTATGATATTGGTGCTGAGGCAGATAAGTCGATGGGTAAATTCAATGAATTTGCATCAGAGGGTAAGCTAGCACTAGATACCTTTGCAACAGGTGCGACAGATGACAGCGAGCGTGTAGTAACCGCATTTAAAAACATGGCAGATGAAATAAAGAAAAACACAGATGATGCGTTAAATGGGTTTAAAGAGTCATATGAAGAATTTTCTCCTGCTGTTCAAGCTATCTTAGACAATTCAATGAAAGACTCTGAGAAAAGAGCTAATGAACGTAAAGCGAATGTTAATGCTCAATATAAAGAAATTGAAGATATCTATAAATCGGCTGCTGATAAACACAGAAACTTAACATCTGAGGAATCCAAAACAGTTAATAATATCTATAAAGCGATGCAAATTGAACAAGTAGAGAGCTTGGGATTAAACGAAAGCAAGAAAAAGCAAATTATTAAAGCGATGAATGGTGAAGTTGAGTCTCTTAACCAGGATGCACTTGTCGAACAATCGGATTACTTAAACAAAATAACCAAAAAAACAATTGACTCAACAAGTAAGCAAAAGAAAGAGCTAAAAAAAGCATATGATGATGGATTGATTGATAAAAAATCCTATAACGATTCTATAAATCAGATGGATAGGGAACGCGATAGTACAGTGCGTTCAAGTGTTACTGCATGGATTAAAACGCAAGAACAACTATATGACAAATTAGGTGTAAGTAGCGATGTAGCTCAAAAGAACATAAAACATGCATTAGATGAAATGGGTTTAAGTTATGACGAATTCACTCGTAATGTACAAGAAGCTGCAGGCGGGGTTAGTGATGCTAGTATGTTAATTGGCGATGGCGCAAGTAAAGCAGATTTAGCTTGGAGCGATTTAGTTTTAGACCCTAAAACTGGGGAAGTAAAAACAAATTTAAATCAAGTTGTTTTGGATGCCGCCAAGTCTAACGATGGTTGGAATAATCTTAAATTCATCATGAAAGAAGCAAAATTAACCACAGATGCTAAGAAAACAATTGCAACAGCAACTATTGAAAGTGGTCGTTGGGATAAGATGACTTTCAACGAAAAGAAATTAATTGTCAGTTACGAGGACTCTATACATGTAGCTAACGCGCTGTCAGATTTAGGTATTTGGGATAAATTGAAGCCTGAACAAAAAAGTATGATTGCGAATGCAGATACTAGCCTCGCACTACAAAAAGCACTGCAAGACATGGGAGTTTGGGACAAATTACCTCCATCGATGAAAACTTTAGTAGTTGATAATTCAGATGTAATAAAGAAAATGAATTCTTCTAAAGGGATGTTAGTTAGCTATAACGGAACGAACGTAGATTTAAAAACGCTCTTAGCGAATGACTTTGATGTAAGAAAAAAAATACAGAACGGTAAAGATGTTATTGTTCAATATAACGGGCAAAAGGTGAATCTAAAAACCCTTTTTGCAAACAACAGAGACCTGTTATCAAAAATTGATAGAGGTAGTAGAACAGTAAACGACTATAACAACATAGCTATCCATAGAAAAGATTTAGTTATTAATTCTAACGCAGAGGCTACGAAAAACGCCATTGACAATGCTATAAATTCGTGGCGAGATATGCTCAACATGAAGAATCAAAAAGTAATTTCTATTGCATATAAAACGAGCGGTAAAAGTCCTAGCGGGATTCAAGAGGTAGGTTATGCTAGAGGTACGAATAATCATAAAGGTGGACCAGCTCTAGTAAATGATGCAAAGGGAAGCAACTACGAAGAAATGATTACTACACCTGACGGAAAAAGTTTTGTTCCAAAAGGGCGTAATGTTCTTCTTGATCTACCACGGGGTACTGAGGTGTTGCGAGGAGATAAAACAGCTAAAGCTTTGAGTAACGTACCTCGTTATGCAAAAGGTACTAAAACAAGCTATGCGAAAAATGTAAGTAATAAAATATCAAATGTGCAAGTAGATTATAAAACAGGCGCAATTAGCGCACAATCGTACATTAATAAATTAAAACAAATTAATAAGCAATATCGCTTAAATGCAGCGCAAACAAGACAAATCAAATTAAATATTGCTGGAGCAAACAAAGAAATTAATACACAAAAAACTAAACTTAATAAATCAATAAAAAGTAGCGCACAAAAATATTATGATAATGTTGCTAAAATAAATAAAACGGCTAAGGATTCTATTAATGAAGCGAAAAAGACATATAAGGATGCTCTTAAATCAAATCAAGAAGCCGCATATAATCAGACTGGACTATTTGATGCTGCTGTTACAGAGAAATCAAGTGGTAGCGAATTAACAAAAAATCTTAAATCACAAACAGCCCAACAAAAAGATTTTATGGCTCAACTTGATAAAATGAAAAAACGCGGTGTTAGTAAAGGTCTTATAGAAGAGATACGCAATATGGGTGTAAGCGCAACAGGACAAGCTAAAGCAATTGCGGGAATGTCTGATACACAACTGAAACAATATCAAGCTGAGTGGAGTAAAAAACATGCTAATGCAAACAAGCTGGGATTAGACGCTTCTGTAAATGATAAAGTGGCGATGGATAAAGCTGTCAAGGCGGCGAACGATAAAGCTAAAAAAGATTTGGCAAATGCGAACGCTTCTTGGTTGAAAGAACTTGATAAAGCAAAAGAATATCGCACTGCTGGCTCTAAACTTGGTGTACAGACCGTAGCGGGGATTATTCAAGGGTTCAAGCAAATGAACGGTCCGCTAGAGAAACAAGCGGATCAACTAGCTAAAACAATTGAATCGACAATCAAGAAAAGACTGAAAATCCACTCGCCTTCTCGGCTAATGAGCGATGAAGTTGGTGAACAAGTGCCAGCGGGAATTGGAGTCGGAATGCTTAAGAATCTAAATACTATAGATTTGGCGGCTCATAAAATGCAAAAACATTTAACAAGTCTATCACCTGCTATTTCAGTCCCAGTTACCCCGAACACAAAAGAAATTACGGCTTACTCAGGGGCTTCTATAGCAACGCAAGGAAGCGGAAACCCAGTTACAGTACAACCAATTCAAATTGTTAATAAAACAATGTTAGAGGGGCGTATAGTGGCGGAGGAAACGGTAGATTTTATAACAGAAATTCAAAACAACCGTATTATTAGAACTAATCGAGCACAAGGGGTGATTTTATGAGCTTAGGATTCACATATAAAGGTATTCATTCATTTGATAAGCATGTGGAAATAATTGACATTAAACCACCATTGTTCCCTCAGAACGAAGGCAATACGGAAAGCGTCAGTGGTCGTATTGGCGCTTTTTATTTTGGACCAAATGTTGGTCAACGAGGGATACAATTAGAAATACAAATTATTGGAGATAGCCTTAAAGAATTAAGTGAGCGGGCTACATCTGTCGCTGATTGGTTGATGCAGGTAGATGCAGAAGAACGCTCTTTGGTAATTGATGATGCGCCTGAAAAGACGTATTATGGTCGATTTGAAGGACCTACAGACTTAGATAGGCTTTTATATAACGGACGGGCAACGCTGAATTTTGTTTGTTCAGACCCGTATGTTTATTATGAACAAGAAGAATTTGAGCTAACTAGCGAAAGTAACAAATTACCAGTACGCGGTTCACAACCTACCAGCCCTGTAATTGGAGCAGTTATAAAACAGGATGTCACTTATATCGCTGTATCGAATAAAGAGGATTACTTATACATTGGCGAAGGAGTTGATCCAGATTCTGGAGAAACTCCAGTTAAACCATCAGAAATAATTTTAAACGATCCAATGAATGTGTTAGCTACATGGACCCCCATGAAACAGTCAGATTTGACATTTCAATTAGACGCAAATAACGGGATTATTGATGGGAGTTTCACTTCAACCGCAAATGTATTCCGAGCATCTGATTATGGTGTTGGCGCACAGTGGCATGGACCAATGAGTAAAGTAGTTCTTCCCCAAGCGCAGGATAACTGGCGTGTAAGAATGCGCCTTCAAAACATAGCATCGGCACAAAAACAACAAGGTAAATTAGAAGTGTATCTTGTTGATGAAAAAGGAGCAAAAATTGCAACGTTTCAAATAAAAGATAATGCCGCAAATACCGAAGTCAATATTGTTAAAATATCTATTGGCGATCAAAATGTTGCTAATTATCCTGAAAAAGATTTGTTTAATGAGGCAGGGAAAGTTACTAAAACATACAAAACAGTATCAACTAGAAAAAAAGTTAACGGAAAATATAAAACAGTGACAGAGAAGGTACAAACAGGTGCATATAATGAATACAGAGATTTTTATGGTTACTTTATTTTAACTAAAATAGGGAATCAATTTACCGCTGAAATTATCAAACTAGATAGTAATATAAAGCCTGTCTGGACGAAGAAAAAGGTATTTGTAGATACCGCTAATAAATACACAAAAAAATTAGCTCAATTAAATATATACGCTGCGGCATCAGGCACACATGACCCTAACCGTGATTTGTTTTTCACAGATACACTTGTTGAAAAATTAAATATTGTTGCAAATACCGCTCCGCAAGTTATAGCGCATGCATCTGATGAATTAATGTTTGATTTTGAAACAGAAACAATTTATAAAAATGGCATTCCTTTTATGCAGAATCTAGCAATAGGAAGTCATTTTTTTAAGTTATTTGGCGGTACAACAGAAGTATTAAATGTATCTCCGTTTGAAGCGGCAGATTGGACAGTCTACGTTAGGCCAAGAACTTTTTAAAGGAGTGTTTAAATGTTATTGATATTAGATGAAAATAAAGAAATTGTAAAATCTATATCCGTTGATTCAACAAATAGAACTCATTATTTTAATGATTCACACACCGAGAAAGTTAAAGATTTTGATTCAACTTATGAGTTTTCTGTTTCGACAGATGACGAAAGTTCAAAATATTTAACAGGTGGAAATTATGTAATGCTTCAAGACTTAGACGATGATTCATTGTTATTCAAAATTATTGAAGTGCAAGACATCAGAGATGACAATAGTTCGAAACCTCAAAAAAGAATCTTTTGCGAAAATGTTTTTATCTTTGATTTGAATAATGTAATTGTGACAGATCGCGCTTTTTCCAATATTACTATTGGTCCCGCTTTAACATATGTGCTTGGCGGGAGTGGATGGATTCCTCAAGATACAGAAAATGTAGGGGCAGTTGCAAATTTGGAGTTCTCAGGATATATAACAGCTCAAGAAGCCCTACATCAAATTTGTACTGCTTTTGATTGCGAAGTTAAGTTTTATGTAAAAACATTTCAAGGGAGGATAGTTGGCTATTATTGTAAAGTCGCGAAACAGTTTGGGGATAATGAAGGTGTTCGAATTGAGAGCGGCACAGGCATTAAAGGAATAACGAGGAAAGTATTATTTACGAACATTAAGACTGCTCTTATACCTCTTGGCGCAACGCAAGCTGATGGGACACAATTAAACATTTCTTCTGTTAATGGAGGATTGAATTACATCTATAATGATGAAGCAAATGAGCAATACAACCCAAGCGGCACAGGTTACTTAATGACTAAGATTGTAAATGAAAATATAACAAATGCGGCAGCGTTGAAACAATGGGGTACTTTAGAACTTAGAAAGTTATCATCGCCATCATATCAATATGAAGCAAATATTTTAATGTTAGAACAAGTCTATGGTTTTGAAGCACATCGAATAAGAAAAGGCAGTTTTGTAAGAATTGTAGATTTAGAAATGAGTCCTCCAATTACAGTACAAGCAAGGGTTATTGAGTTAAATATTTGTTATAGCGATATGTCAAAAAGCACTTGTGTAGTTGGTGATTTTATTGATATTAATTCGGCTACACCTGCGATTATAAATCAATTGAGGGAAAACGCGAAAGTATCAACAAATGCTAATAAAGTTGCGTCAATCGCAAGTAATAAGGCTGAAACAGCACAGCAAATCGCTAGTAGTGCCGAAAGTGTAGCAAATGATGCGAATACAAATGCAACAGATGCAAAACAAGTAGCAAATGATGCTAAAGATTCCGCTGTCACAGCAATAGATACAGCTAATGACGCGTTAATGAAAGCTGGTGATAACAATAAACCTTTTTATGGTGAGCTACCGCCAGCTATTCCAAAGATAAACGATACATGGTTCAAGATAGATGAGATTGAAAATACTATAACAGGTGTTTTTAAGTGGGATGGGATAATTTGGAAAGAAATACCTCTGGATTATAACGCTTTAAAAGTCGGGGAGTTATCAGCGATTACTGCGAAATTAGGTGATGTAGAGAGTGGGAGTATCACAGGTGCTGAATTTATTCACAATATTAATTATCGTGATGAAGAAGGAAATTTGTTTACTGGGACAGTCACGATGAACGACGATGGATTTAATGCTGCTACAGTACTGCCAACTGGTGCCGGCTCTACTATTTTAAAAAGTGATGTTACAACACTCGGTGGCGTGAAAGTAGCACAGCAACTGATGGATCATAATGTTTCCGGAGAACTAAAAGAGGCAATGCTACGCGGTGATTCGTTAGATTTCTCTAAGGAGGGACAAACAACTTTATCTGTAAATGCAGATTCGTTTTATAAAACAAGCTGGAAAGATTTACCGCTTAACGCAGGATATTCTACAGCCGAATTTAATACACCTCAATATATGATTTTATGCATTTTTGGAATTAGAATTGTGTTTTTCCGTGGTCAAGTTCAAAAATCAACCGCATGGGCATCAGCTAACGCTTTTGCTTCTGTGCCTCTTGAGATACAGACAACAAGAACGGCGATGGCTTACGCGCCAACGAGCAAATCGACTGGTGGTCGAGTACATGCGTCTTCCGCCAATGCAATGAGTTTTATGCCTGTCGACACTAGCGTTACTTATTTTGCGTTAAATCAATTATTTTATGTTTTAGATTAAAGCCAGCAAGGCTTATTTTTTATGGAGTGACAATGAGGAGATGATGAAAATTGGTACTTGGGAGTATTTCGATAGCAGGGATGAGTGTGGGGGAGCTAATAGCTTTAATTAGTTTAATAGCGGCAATCGTAGGTTTTGTTATTAGGTGGGCATTAGTCGCGCCTTTAAGAAATATGATTGATTCTCTGGATATCACTTTAAAAAGTCTAAGAGAAGAAATGTCCGAAAGCAAGAAAGATCGTATGAGTTTACGAGAAAAGCAAAACGATCATGATAAAGAGATTGCTTTATTGAAACGGGAAGATAAAGCGATTTGGAAGTATGTTACTGAAAAAAATGAAAAGGAGGTGAAATGATGAAAATTAACTGGAAGGTACGATTGAAAAACTGGCGAACTGTTGTAGCAACACTTATTACAGTTCTTGGCGTCGCATGGACAGCGGGAGGTTTTTCTATATCTGATTTAGATAACTGGTCTGCTTTGTGGCTTTCGTTTGTAAGGTTCCTAAATAGCCCAATGGCGATTGTTACAACAGTAGTAGCTGTTATCGGGATTTTGATGGACCCAACGACTAGTAAATTCTCCGATAGTTTAAAAGTAATGAATTATTCAGAACCAAGAAAGGATGATAAGTAATGGCATTAACAGAGGCATGGTTAATCGAAAAAGCAAATCGTAAATTAAACGTTTCTGGAATGAATAAATCTGTAGCAGATAAAACCCGAAATGTAATTAAAAAAATGGCGAAAAAAGGAATCTATTTGTGTGTTGCGCAAGGTTATCGCTCGTCAGCAGAACAAAATGCACTGTACGCACAAGGCAGAACAAAACCTGGCGCAGTTGTCACAAATGCGAAAGGTGGACAATCTAATCATAATTACGGTGTAGCGGTAGACTTGTGTTTATACACAAGCGACGGAAAAAATGTTATTTGGGAGTCGACAACTTCGCGCTGGAAAACAGTTGTATCAGCTATGAAAGCAGAAGGATTTGAGTGGGGCGGAGATTGGAAGTCTTTTAAAGATTATCCGCATTTTGAATTATATGATGCTGCTGGCGGTGAAAAAGCCCCATCGACAAGTGCAAGCAAACCTGCGACTTCTACAAGCTCAAATAAGAACGTTTACTACACAGAAAATCCGCGAAAAGTTAAAACACTAGTACAGTGTGATCTATACAATTCAGTAGACTTTACTGAGAAGCATAAAACCGGTGGCACATATCCGGCTGGCACTATCTTCACGATTTCGGGGATGGGGAAAACGAAAGGCTGTACACCTCGCTTGAAGACGAAGAGCGGTTACTATCTCACTGCTAACACGAAGTTTGTTAAAAAGATTTAGTTTGTTGCCCTCGCTTCTTGCGGGGGTTTTTTTATTTAAGGATACTTTTGCGATACTTTAAAAGCTAATAAATAAGCTAAAATGAATATGACATCATTTTGTAGCTGTTAAGCGCTGTTAAGCACGTATAAAAGCATTTAAAAGCTGTTTAAGATGATTTGAATTTAAAAAAATGTTTACTTTTAAGCTAAATGTGTATAGTATATATTGTAAGGACTTAAAACTTGGAGGGATGAAAATGGTAGGCGTTCAGTTTAAAACAACAATCATGGTTGATGATGCTAAGGGTCAAAAATTATTAGGCGAAAAGTTCAATCCTACTATTAATAATATTTCGGAAAGAAAAGCAATTGCTAGTATAAGAGAGAATTTTGCACAAATTCCAAAGATGAACATTACTAATGACAAGAGATAAAGAATTCGATGTTTCAACATTTTCTGTTGTTGAATATGTTGGTGATTTAAATAAAGAAACGTTTGATTGTCATAACCCTTCCATTAATAATTTTTTATATAAAGAATCACGCGAATTAAACCTCTCTAATTTAGCTAATACTACCATAGTTTATGATAATAAAGAAAAAAGGATACTTGGTTTTTACACATTAAACGCTGGAGTAATCGAGTTTACAAGAAGAAACGATAAATTTGTCCGGCATACACCGGGTTTTGATAGTAATACTATGTTTGCTGATGGAGGGAATCAAACCTATCCTGTTATTCATTTAGCATATATTGCATTGAATAAAGAATATCAAAGAAACAATGAATATAGATATGGGACACAGTTATTAAAACAAGTGTTTGAAGTGTTAATTTGTGATATTAAAGAAAGAATAGGGTTTTCAGCATTAAAAGTATCAGCTTTATATGAATATGTTGATTTTTATTCGAGAAATGGTTTCGAGTATGTTTTACATACACCTGAAACGAGTCAACTTAATGAGTATGATATGTTTATTCGATATAATAGGCTCAAAGAAGTAATAATAAAATCTTAATTATCCCCTAACCTTGCCGTTAGGGCTTTTTTTATGCAAAAAACACGCTAAACATAAGCTTAGCGCATTTGTTATATCAATTCGTTTTTCTTCTCTTTTAACACAGTGATAGCATTTTCCAGTGCTTTTCGAACATCTTTTTCTATATCTACATGCGTTTCATTTTCAAACCTATTAAATGTAAAAGGAAGCACTTCAATATTCGCACATTCAAACTCTTTAATTAAGCAGTACAACTCAAATTCTTGTGCAGGAAATGACAACTTATACTTATCTAATAAGTGTTTAAATCCAGCAAGATCGTCATAACTTTTTTCCAATTCTGCTAGCTCGATGAAAACATCAAATGTAGATATTCCTGCACACATTGAGAGTGCGCGCAAGAATGAAACAGAATACTTGTTTAACTCTTTTTTATTGTAATCGTTCAATGTGTTTTGCGAGATACCAGTCNCTGTGTTTTTTTAAGAATTCATCTAATAGTTTTATTGACATATTTTTAGTTCAACTCGCTTTTTATAATTACTTCTTGTTTATCGTGTTTTTCCTTATCTTCATCTGTAGCTAGTTTAAAATCATCTTCATTAGTTACTACAAAGTTAATATAATAAGTTTCATCTTCAATATCTAATCGTGTTGATTGCACTAAAGTTTCATCTAAATATAGTTTGTCATCATCAAGCATACAAAGGGCTACTGCATACGCTTCATTTTTTGTAATAACTAAGTAGTCAGAGTCATTAAGTAAATCCTGCGAAAACGCTGGTGTTTGTTCTAATTCTTTACTGATAATTGCTTCAAATTCATTCATCGCGTCATAATATCTTTTTTGTGCTGTTGTTATTGTCATTTTAATCACATTCCTTTTCTATAATATAATTTTAAGCTGCTGTTTGTGGAAACAAGTCATTGTGTAGTTTAACTGCTTTCATTGCACAAGCCCAAACACTTAAACCGAAATTTATTTTAGTTTCATCTTTTACACTAGTAAATTTTTCATCATCTGAAATATTAAAACGTAATCCTAGTTTACTTTCAGCCCAATTCCAAGCTTTCAACTCTTCGCTTTTAGCAATATGTTTGCTTTCTTTTTTAGATTCTTCAACTTCTTCTTTCGCTTTAGACCAAGCAGCTTTTAAACAAACGGAGAAAGTTTTTTCTTTGTCTGTGTAACTTACCCATTCGATATCACTTAACCAAACGCTACTATCTCTGAACCAGTTCCAGGCTTGTTGCATGATTTCTGATTTGTTATACATTGTGTATTCCTCCCGTTCCTTTACTATATACATAGTATACTACGAATATCCGTAGCAGTCAATAGTTTTATTAAATTTATTATAAAATAAAAAAATACCCCGAAAAATTCGAGGTTGCTGTTATATTCAGATGTAAAACGGGATGTCAAACAGCTAATAGTTGAATGAAATAATGAACGAAAATCGTTCATGTGAATATTATTACATAGATTTTTATGTAATACAACACTTTTTAACACTTGATTTTAAGAACGTTTGTTCGTATAATGTTGTCAAGAGGTGAAGTAAATGTATAACTTATTTGATGATATTTTAGAACATTCAATAGTATTAGCAGATGCACTTAAGCGTAACTGGTCAATAGAAGTACTGTTTTTAAAGAACAATCATCATGTGCGATACAAGTATGTAGTTCCTGTTTATCTGGACCATGAAAGAAATATAGTTCAATTACAGCGCTTTGACGAACGAATAATTGACATTAATATAGAAGATATTATTTTTTGCGAGGTTATGACGTGAGAATATATAGCTTTAATGATTTTAAGTATATTTGCTACATTGAGGGGAAGAAAAGCGCGGTAGAGAAAATATTCTCGGAAATATTTGAAGCGAATAATCTAAAAGCATTTTGTAAAAAAGTGGAGAAGAAGGATATTGATTTAAAAACTATTTATCAAGAGTACTTAGATAATTATGATCCTGGTAATAATCAAGGCTAGTTTATGTTATAGTATTATAGACTAATGCCAAAAGTTCAAATAAAGTACAAATTTTTCTCGATTTTATTTTATTTAAAAAACATTAAATTTGATTTTAATTATAATATCTTGATTTCGCCATCTTATCTTTATTAAAAAATCTTTTCATTAGATTTAAATTGATTTGAAAAAAGGCGATATTGCCCTCCGAGGGCATAATGAAAAAACATCTTACAACTGGCAAAAACCATTGTGTAAGATGTTTTTTCATTTTAATTAAAAATCGTATTTTTTACTTTCCAATCTTCTAGTTTAATGAAAACCCAGAAACCATAAATTCCGATAGTAATTATCGTTAGTAAAAGCCATTTGACCCAATGACCAAAAAGACTTACTGCGGAACCTTGAAATTTCAAGCGTCTTCCTTCAATAACAGTATGATTGATTTTCCAGCCATAGACCATACATAAAGCCCATGGATAACAAATGCCAAACGTGCAAAGTGTTACTAAAGTGCCAAGTATTGTCCAACCAATATACTGTAACAAACCTCCGTCAAAAAATGATGTTCTCCCGTTTCGTGTTTCCATGTAGTTTTGTTCTACCAT